GCTCTTTTTAACAACAAGAGGCAAGCGCATGAGCAAAGAAACGCTATTTGTATCGTTTTCAGGTGGTCGCACTTCCGCTTATATGTGTTGGTGGCTGCTGAATCATAAGGCAGATGATTACGATTTTATTTTCGTGTTTGCCAACACTGGCCAAGAGCACGAAAAGACGCTCGACTTCGTGAATGAGTGTGACAAGCGTTTTGGCCTTAATTTGGTTTGGCTTGAGGCTGTCATTGATATGCGCCCAAACAAAGGAACTACGCACAAAATAGTAACTTATGATTCAGCCTCAAGAAATGGCGAGCCATTCGCTGCAATGATTCAGAAATACGGCATCCCTAACACTGACTGGCCTCATTGCAATAGAGAATTAAAGATTGTAACGATCAATAGCTACATGCGCTCTTTAGGGTTTAAGGTTTCAACTCCGCGAGCCATAGGCATTAGGTCGGACGAAGCCGATAGAATGAATTTTGATGCAGTTAAAAAGGGCGAAATAATATACCCACTTATTAAATGGCATCCCATTACAAAAGAAGAAATACGCCATTGGTGGGCGGGTCAAAGCTTCGATCTTGAAGTGCCTGAGCATTTAGGAAATTGCGTTACATGCTGGAAGAAATCAAACAGAAAGCTAATGACAATTGCAAGACAAGAGCCAGAACGGTTTGAGTTTTTTAGGAGTCAAGAGAGGCATGGGAACATAACGCCAAGACAGGACGAATTTCGGGTTTTCTTTAGAGGGCATAACACTGTTGATGATATTTTTGAAATGGCAAAAAGCGACTTCAAAGAGTTTCAAGATGGTATGCCAGAATTACAGCTAAGGCTTTTAGACCCTATCGACTTTACAAATGGCTGTGAAGAATCATGCGAAGCAGCATAAGGAGCTAAGACTATGAACCCACAAAACGGCAAAGGCTCAGCAAGACGCAAAGGCGCTAACGATCAGGCTTATGCGGATAACTATGATGCGATATTCAAGAAGGATGAGCCGCATTGTCCTAAATGCTATTCGTTAGGCGTTGATTTCGAGTGGGAAGAAGCAAGAGATATGTGGCCTGAGTGGCAGAGAGGCATTTGCCATGATTGTGATCATGAGTGGAATGAATCGGCACGCTAGGCTTGGCAATATTTTGAGGCAGAATTTTGAAGAAATGTGAGCGCAATCCTCTTCCTTCAGGGCGGGGAGCAATCAATGGGTTTGAAGTTATTGGTGGGTTCTGGCGATTCAGGCGACTCTTGTATGCAAACACACCATTTGACTGCTTTTTCTACGGGCAAAGCACAGCAAATAAAATATTCTGGCGGTTTTACTGGCTTACGGCGTGATTTATGCCAAGAAAGAAAGATGAAAATTACAGGCAGCCAGAATTTGAAGATGTAATACGCATGGCCGAAGAAGATGAGACTTTTTTTATAGGCCGGTTTTACGAGGATTGTGCTGCAACCACTCTAGCTTGCAAAAAGTGTGGCGGTAAGTCGTTTAATGTCGGGCAAAGCTCTTACATCACTGTTATCAAATGTATTTCTTGCGACTGGCAGCTCGATATTCACAACGGTTGAAAACCTACAACCCATATAGGACTACTGAGCCTTATATAGCCTTGATTTATAAGGCAATTGCACCCTTTTCAGTACGTGCTAAACGTGCCGTTTTAGGGCTATATGAATCAATGAGTTACGTGGTGGTTTCTTAAATACCAACAATAAACCAAAACAGTTGACATAACATAAACCGTTTTGTATTATAACTCCACACTAACGAAACGGAGCAAGCGCCATGAAAGACTTAAACACTCAGCTAGAAGTTGCTAACACTATCTACGGTCAGCTAGTTGTACGCCTAGACCTTTTTGCTAGCGATGAGCATAACGCGCCAGTTATCGCTCTCATCGAGAAGCAGCTAGCTGAAATTGACCGCCTAGAGCGAACTTTGGCTATTAGGGCTGAAGTTAAGGCAATGAGAAAGGCCGCTTAATTGCGGCTCTTATTTAAGGGGTAATAATTATGTATACAAGATACCAAGTTGTTTTAGTAAAAAAGCAAGGCGATGTAGTTTTATCTGAGTGGCAGACTCAAGTGGCAGCTTACGAAGAGGCGCGAAAAGTTGATGATGCTGATTGCATTAGGGTAGAAGTTAGAGCGCATACAGGAGCTTTTTAAATGTCAGAGTTAAAGCGCAATAAAGAGTGGAGTTGGCAACAAGCCTATCTTGAGCAGCTACGCAGAGCGGAAAAGGCAGAAGCTCTCAACCGCTCTCTTATTATATTTATGAAGGCTGCTGTCTCTCACTCTCTTATGGGTAAAGCATGGAAGCCTGAAGAAATTTTAAGCAAAGGCTTAGAGCTTGGATTACTAAGCGAGAAAGACAAGGATGTATATAACTACGCTAACAGCATCAAGAATGTTGCTAAGGACTTATAAAATGATACCTCGCTGCTTTTGTTGTAACTCAGAACTGACCGCTCCCACGTTAATTGATGGGCGCATGTATGGCTGCACTTGCGCGGCTAAAATTCAGGGCGGCAAGAAAGCAAGGAAGCAAAAGCTATTACCTGCGAAGATCATCAAGGATTACGTTAACGATGATGGCTTTAAGTGGGCCGTACTGGTTGAAACGCCAGAAGGCAAGCAAAAGGTCTACATTGACGCTAGCACTCTAAAGCCTGCTTTTAGCGTTGAGATTGATGGGCAGTTATATGTCAGAACAAAAAGGAAATAACGTGAAAGAAGCACTAGAACTTATCGACTACATAGAGCTACACCATAGCGGCAACCAAGCCGCTTTTGGTCGCGCTCAAGGCGTTTTACCTCAACAGGTGACTAAGTGGCTAGATATGGGCTGCGTTGTGCTTGATGGCGTTTTATATTCGCCTAGACGCGAGTTAAACTGGTCTGAAGAATAAAGGAGTTGCCATGAGCAACAGAGATATAGAATCTATTATTGATTCATTGTGGGAAGAGTCAGCCCACGGAACGACAAGAGAAGATGTTACAAGGATATGGAATGCCGCAATAGAATATGCTGCTAAAGCTGTTTATGTTCAAAAGACTGAATCTAAACCAGATGAGCCAGAAGAAGGTCCGCACTATCTGGATTTTTCTGTTTGGGATTTTGAATTTTCATCTAGGGCTAACAGCATTCTAGAGCGCGAAGGAATTAGGACCGCCAAGCAGTTGTGCTCAATGACGCACGTAGAGCTTAGAAAGTTTGGAGGGCTAGGCAAAAAAACGCTTAAAGAGATTATCGAGGTTGTTGAGGCTAGAGGGCTTGATTTTGGTATGAACCTATAAACCCACGTTAAAACTAAGCACCACAGCATCAAGGCCGAATAAAGCTAGGCTTGGTTTTAGCGGTAATCTGTGCGCTACGACTTCGGGCGCGAGCATTGGGCAGACACCCCTATCTCCGTTTGAATGCCCTGTTTTTAAGCAGCCTCTATAGCCGTAAGTTAGGCCGCCATGTAGGTTAAACGTGAAAACGCTGTCCTGAGTGCTCCACGTTCGCCCTAGCGCAAAAGAATCATCATCGAAGCTGTTACGGAAGTAAGCCGCAAAGTAATTGTTATACGATGGCATGACCAAACGATGAAACGAATTATAATCACCCTCGCTCATGTGCTGCGAGAAGCCGCCAACCTTTATGGATGTATCAGCATGAACATTCAGGCACAAAAAAACCGCGACTAGCGCGGCTGTTAGTTTGCGCGGCTGTCTATTCAAACTTCCACACTTGCGTTATGTCTACATACGTTACTGCGCCTGTAGAGATATTTTGGTAAGCAAGCCTAAATCTATAGTTGCCTGGTGAAATTATCTCAAATACGGCGCTTAAACTGTAGCCTGTGGTTGGCTGTGACGATCCAGCATGAGCATCCGATGTTGTTAGCAATTCTATGGTGTGTATTGTGCCGCCCACTGCTTTTAATGCGTATTTACCAATTCCCCATGAATTAGTCACATTATTTGCGCTACCTGTCCATTTAGACACCCACGCTTTAACGTCCTCTTTGCCTGTTTGAAGTGCTGTTATATCACCATCATTGCTAATAATGGCCGCCTCTGCTGCGTCTAGGTCTGTCTTCATCGTGTCGATGTTTTGGCTTAGGTTCGATAGTGGCACTAAGCCGCTTTCATTTAATGGGCATGTGCCGTTATTCTCGCCCCTCTTGGCTATTTCAGCGTGTAGCAAGTAGATGAATGAATTAGCATCAATGTTCGCCGAGCCATCCGTTTCAAAGCTCGCTATTCTTCGATATTTCGTGTAACCAGAGGGGATATTTGCAGCCGTTGATGATGTATCAAAACCGCAGTCAATAGACTGGTCTGCATTCGCCTCGATTAGGAAGCAGTAATAGGTCGTACTAGAGGCTATTGAGCCTGAGAATAAGCCGCCCGAGTTATTACCCGCCGCCCAAGCAGAATCTAGCTGCTTCACCATTGTTGAGGACAGCGTTAAAAGACTAGCGCCCGAAGAGTCTGCAATCTTCCCCGCAAGAAAATCCATATCATGCGCCGTGTCTGAAGCATTCACCTCAACACTAGGCCATTGTGAAAAGTCAGCCGCCGCTATTTGTGTGCCGCTATCCGAGAAGTCTGCTGCAATTAGGTTATCTTGCGTCCACTCCGTACCACCTGAAGCGTTTTTAGCAATGATCTTGTAATTAACATCAGAGCTAAGCCAGATAATAACAGGATTACTTGATACTTCAGGCTCACCCCTGTCATTAAGCGTGACAGACGTACCGCCTTGCGTTGCTGCTGAATCAATATAAAACGGGGTCGGGGTTGATGTGCCTGCTATGTAAAATTCAAGCGTCCCACCTGACAGCAATGTGCCATCATCGTTGTGGAAGTGCTCAACCGTGTAACTGGAAGGGTAAAGGGCCATATTTGCTCCAATAAAAAAGGCCGCTTATGCGACCCTGATTTGAGTTTTGCTTGGGTAGTGTGCTATTACTTGGATATTCGGTTTTTTGGGAGGCTAGAGTTGATTGATATTGCTGCAACCGTAACCACTATCCTTGTGGTTATCGCAATAATGGCCGTCTCGCTTCACTTCTTCGGGTTGTGGGGCTGGACTGCCATCCTAGTTTTAATGGTTATCGGTCACGTTATATTTAGGGTGAAACGAGGCTACTGGCACCGCTAGCAGCCCTATCGCTTTGACCTATAGCCGCCCCCTCTAGCGTACTCTCTACTGCCCCTCTGTTTATTTCATCAAACGGCCTAAATGCAGACCTAGCCGCATTTGTTGCAGACCTGTTTTTTGCTATTTTCCAGACACCACCAGTAACAGTAATTAAGCCAGCATCAAAAAAAGCTGGAAGAAAGCGCCCTACCTCTTTTAGTGTTTTTTGTGCCGTACCGCTTGGGTTTTCCCTTGATTTGGTAAGTTCTGGCTGCGAGCGTTTAACTAAAGCGGCGAATCTGCGTATTTTTGCCAACTCTTTATCCCCAAACAGCTCAGTCATCAGCGAGCGGTTCTGCTCCATAGCTTTGCTTATCGCTGTAACTGTTTTTGCGCCTGAAATAACGCCCTCGTCATTGGCCTTTATAAGCTGCTTGTAAGCTGCCTGCCTAACCATATTCCACGCTTCAGAGTCTGCGCCTAGTATCTTTTTATAAGTCTTAGCGAGATTGGCAGCACCTGCTTTATTGAAGCCAGAGGCCGTGAAGAGAGAATTTAAAACCTCTTCGTCTGTCGGATTGTCGTCAACAATTCTCTGTACAATCTTTGATTTTGGATCAAGGAATTGTTTTGAATACTCGTGGTTTAGCCGTCTTGCGTTCTTCAGCATTTCTAGGGCTTGGTCATCACCCTTGAACAGCCCACCTAAAACAGCGGAATCTAGAGCGTCATCAAACTGCTGTTTCATTATTCTTATTTGTCTGGCATCTGGCGAGCGAGGGGCAGCAGAACGCTGTGCCGTGTTAATCCTCTTTCTAAAATTCTCAATTTGCCTTATATGATAAGGCTTTATTTTGTCTCCGAGACTATCAATAACCTTTATTACGTCCTTAGAGCCATCTAATAATTTTGCAGTCTCAGGTAGGGTTCTATCAAACTCTACGCCAGTTACGGCTTTTCTCATTTGCCGCAGAACGCCTTTAAAATCCGTAGCCTCTAAAGTGGCATCCCCTACCGAGTCATAGGCTTGATTTTTTGCGTTAGCCGCCACTCTTTCTGCATTTCTAACACCCTCGCGAAGCGCATCGCCTGCCTGCTGTCGATTGCCTAGACTCTCCGCGCCTGCGCCTATCTCGTCTTGCAAGCCCTCAGAGGCTTTAACAATCTTATCCATTTGGTCTGCTTCACCCTTTAAGTAGACCTCTTGAGCTTTGCCGCCTCTTAGCCCTGCGCGTAATGAGTCTTCGGAAGATAACGCAGACTGGTTTCCGCTCCTTTGCGCATTTGTCAGCGTTACATCAAACTCTTTTTCTAGAGCCGTTAGAACTTCAGGATTAGAGTCAAACGACTCAGCAGCATCATTAGCCGCCTTTCTTATAAAATCATCAGTAACGTCTTTTGGGTCAACGCCTAACTTAGTGGATTGCTCAATAAAAAGCTGCCTAGATGTTTCGTCTATTTTGCCCTCTCTCAGCTTGTTCCATATACCTTTAATAACTGGCCCAACCGTTCTAAACAAAGACTCAAAAACAGCGCCACCTATACCCGCAAAACCAACCTCTGCTGCTATTGTGCTAATAGTATCTGGATCTTCTCCTCTAGCCTCTGTGTATGCGTCAGCACCGGCTTTTCGGCCCACAGCCTCTTGATATACGCTCATACCGCCTTGAGTTGCTGCAGACGCGCCACCAACCTTAAGCGCTGCGCCTAGCGTGCCTACTGAACCCATTCCCGCACGACCTGCAGGAGTAAACGCTGCAGCAAGTGTGCCGCCCTGCATTAAGTCTAATTTACTCATTCCAGGGCGGTTAATTTGAGCAACAGCTCCGTTTTTATTGTTTCTAAGAACTGGAAATATGCCGCCTTTCGCGTCTTTATTGTAAGCAACTCCAATATTTTCAAAGTTGCTAGTAATAATGTTCTTAATCCCTTCAGTATCTAGCGTAGTCATTAGTGCAGGTAGAACCTTGAGCACCTTAGCCTGATCTTCACCATAAAATAGGCCGTTTTCTTCTGAAAGTTCAGGCAGTCTATCCGTTAGCTCTGTGGCGCGATCATTGCCAGTAAAGAAGTCGCTCACTTTCCCCATAGTAGAACGCTCTGGCTTTGGCTCAGGCGGCTGCACAACCTCGTAGCCCTCTGGAATGCCGCCATCAACCACCTCATACCCTGCGGGAACTCTGATACTAGCTAGACTCATTGCGCCACCCTCCTTACAGTCACCCCATTAGGGAGCGTAAAAGTACCATCTTCGTTTGCTTTCGTGCCTGAAGGAAGATCTTTAGGTGTCGGTTGCGCGCCCATGTCTATCTGCTTGCTTGGGTTCGCTGTCATCAAGTCTATAACAACTCTTGAGGGGTCGAGATCATAACTCTCCGCAAGGGTTGTGTACCTCTTGCCGAGAATTTGTTGCTGCTCTGTAGCGTCTGCAAATAACGCTTGAGCGCGGCCATAAAAGTCCGCTCTTTGCTCTGGAAGTAATCGCGTCCCTTTAGTTAATTGGTCTACATAGCTTTTAACGATATTCGGCACAACCTGACCATCTTCCTCTGCTCTGCCAAGAGCGGCCATTGCTCCTTGCGCCGTAGCAAATTCACCCTCACGAACAGTTGAGCCAGGATCAAGCAATTTCATATAGTTAAATATAAGCGCCAAGTCTCCCGCTGGCGTAGGGTCATTTGCTGCTGCTTGGATTCGACCAAAGGCAGCATTTTGCTTCTGATAGTCCTTAGCAAAGCCTGTGTACTCGTTGCGCAGCTTGGTTTCTGGGTCAAATCTATTAGCAGGCTCTTTAGCCTTTGGCACGCTTGCAAGAATACTGCCGTTTGAGTCAAAACGAGTATCACCCTCTTTTAGAGTAAATCCGCCGTCAGCCTTTGGCACTCCCCCCATCAAATACCCCAACTCACGACCTAAGTTAATCACGCCATCGGCCATTTGCTTGATTGACTCTGTATCACCAGACATTAGATAAGGCGCTATCTCCATCGAGTCGGATGGATTGCCGTTCCTCGACTTAATTTCCCCAATACGGCGGTTATACGCTCTTTGTAGCCCTGCCATGTCACCAGCTTCAGCTAGGGGCTTTATCTCAAGCGCAAAGCGAGCCATAGACTTAATCCGAGACTCATCATCTAAATGCGCCATCTCCTGCTCTTTCTGCCGAGATGTTAAGTCCAACAGGGCATTCTGCCGCTTGTTTTGTTGATACTTGTAGTAATTATCAATTGCGCCGTTAAGGTCTAAGCCTTGCGCCGATAGTGGTACTCTGTAATCTACGCCCTGAACCATAATCTTTCCCTCACTCAAAAATCCAATCAATCAATTTAGGAGCTGCTGCCGCTAGTCCTGTGTTGATTAGTGACATTGTATTATTGTTGCTCGCTATTTGAGCTGCTGCGTTTGCATTACCTTGAGCCGTTGCTAGATTCGTGAGCGCGTTGCCAGCATTCTGAGACGCTGAGCCTGTCATTGCTGCCGAGTTCTGCCCTTGCCGTACTAGGTTCATTAAGCTGTTAGCGCGTTGATTGCGTAAGTCTGCATCCATGCCAATCTTGTTAGCGTCCAAGTTATACTTGGTCATCAACTCGTTTAGGTTGTTGCTTCTGTCAGCCGTAGCAGAGTTAAAACCTGTCGTAAGTTGGTTCATGCGATCATTCACACGCTCCCGCCCTAACAGCATCATATTGTCCTGCAAGGCTTTCGCTGTGCCGCCTGAATGCAACTTGCCCGCCGCCGATGCCTGAGCGTTTAAGCGCCTATTGGTATCGTCTGCAATCGCGTTATAAAGAGGGTCATTCGCTAGATAATCAGCCTGCGCTTGCGGGTCTAGAAACGATTGCAGATTAGCGTCTAGGTTCGTCCTATTACCAATAAAATCGTTTATCTGACTAGAATCAATGTCTGCGGTTGTTGGCATATTGTTGATTTCGCCGCGCAAGTCATTAAGCGCACCAACTCCCGCAGTTTTAAAGGGCGATAAATCCTCCCTAGCTTGCGCTAGAGCATCATATTGGAACTGTATGCCCTCGTTGGTCGCTCTTTGCTGAGTGTCTGCCGCTGCTTGTGCAGCATCTTTGCCCCTGATTGCATCCCAGCCATCTTGAATAAAACTAAAATTTACCATTTTGTCACCGCCGCCTCTGCTGTCGTTTGTGCTAGGATTTCCACTCATTCCGCTCTGCATTGCGCTTTCCAAGCCGCGCTTTGTTCCGTAAGAGGCTGCTTTTGAGCCTAAAAGCGCACCCCCCGCACCTAAAAGCGAGTTGCCTAATGTTGCCCCGATAGGTGAAGCAAGCCGCCCAAACATATTAGGAATAAACCCTCTAGCCGCCTCGTTTGCCTTAAATCCGCTTGGCGTTGGTACGCCCATGTCATCCAACATGCTCGATAAGTCAGAAGCATTAGCATAAGACTTATATCCCTGAACTAATGTCGGCCCTATTGGGCCTATCGCCGAAGCAGGAACTGAAAGCGCATCTAGTAGACTGTTAAATGTGCTGTTTTGACTGCTTACAGCATTTCTAGCTGCTCGCTCATCCTTTGCCATATTTGAGCTACGGTTTTTGCTTGTGCTTGCGGTTTCTCCTACTCCGCGCTTGCCGCCTCTATTCCTGCCGCCGCCACCTGCTGAACCGCTACCAAGCCCGCCGCCTGACTTGTCGCCGTTCCTGCCGCCCTTGTTTGAACCACTCCTAGAACTTGGCCCCGCCATTTTTTTACCTCATCTGCTCAATCGCATTTAATAACTCGCTCACAAAAGCCCTTAATTCACCGTCATAAGGTATTTTGTAGTTGATTGGGTTAGGTGTTTCGCTCTTGTGAATCTGCTCTAGAATGGTCGCTAAATCGCGCATATAGTCATCCGGTGGGTTACTGGGTAGTTGTACAGTAACCGCGCCAACTTGCACTTGAAAAGCCGCATCAATGAACGATCTCAAATACTTGCCCATATCCGTCATTACTTCATCGTTAGGCAGTCTTTGCGGAATCATCCCATTAATACTCCGATGTCTGCATCTGCGCGGTGTACGCTGAAAAATACAGGGTCGGTAAATCTGACTTTAATCAGTCGGTGATACGCTGAGCCTAGACCGCCATCCCAACGAACCTCAGTCATATACTCGCCCATCGCACCGCTAGGCATACCGCCAATGTCCGACCAAATCTCACTAGACCACGTTTTACCCCTGTCGTCTGAGAAAGTAAGCATTACTTTAGGGTCGGAGCCTTGTCCTGTGGCTAGGCCTACACCAACCTCTGTTAAGAGCCTGAACCATGACATTTCAAACTCGCGGCCCATGAATTGCCGACCTAAATAGCCAGCGTCTATTACTGATGTAATTCTTTCTCTAACTATCGTATCGCCGTCATCATCATAAGCAGATAACGACCACTCTTTAATTGAGCCGTCTCGATAATCAGCGACTAAATGTTTCCCATAACAATAGGCGTAACTGTTCGCTAAATGCCGGCCATCGCTTAAACCTGTGCTCATCTCGAACCATTTACCCGTAGGCTCATGGAAGCACCAAGTCTTATCTGCTGTAGGAAAGGTTAATTGATAGAAGTTTTGATTCTGGATGGTGTAACAGAAGCCGATCGCATCTGAAGTATCGGTATAACTCTCAATCTCGTTCGCAAGTGAGATATCTGAGATTCTTTGTGCATTAGAACCAACCAATCTGTAGACGGTATTATCATCGCCTAAGAAGTACATGAAGTTATCGTTATTCGACACTGAGAACTTAGCGCCTAATCCAACTGGAATTGCACCGCCCTGAATCGGGTCTAGTGGTGGATTGCCTGTGCCTGAGTTGTACCAAGGCTCGATAGTCTCTGTGCCCATCATGTAAACCCTGTCCGAAAAGTCATAAGGTCTAACTAAATCATCAGGGTTAGAGTCTGCATTGGCAAAGTTCAAGCCGTTAATGGTCAAAGGCGTATCAGGGTCAGCCATCCAGAACTTAGCGCCCTGTGCAGGGTAGATAAATTGTGAGTTGATGATTGCGCATGATGTAGGCGAGTCGAAGTTGGTTGTACCCGTTGAAAGGGTCGAGCCATCCCATGAATAGGCTACACCGTCATTAGAAACGATCACAAGCTCGTTGCCGTCACTTCTAAGCGTACATCTGCCTGTCCCTGCTATCGTGGCTAGGGTTGTTCTAACACCTGCCCCTGAGACTAACTGTAAGTCTGTGCCGTAAACCTGATAAAGTTCGGAATTATGTACGCCAAGCCCTCTATCTGAACTTGAACCGTCCGAGAATGCCACTGTTCCCGCCGTTGGTTGTAGCGAGATAACTTCGCGGGCCTCTTCATTATATTCAGGCCACATATTCAGTGTTCTTTGGCCGTTCAACTGCTCAGAGCGATGCTTAGAACTCGCGCCAACGATGTTTATAGGAACAACAGCCATTAAAAGTACTCCGCCTCTGTAGGCTCACCGTCATAAGGCGTTTCGTTATTCGCACATAACTCGCGCCAAGCCTCTGCGTTTGCCTCACGTAAGAATGCAATTCGTTCTACGCTCATCGTTAAAGCGAAGCGAGCACGCCAAGCAGACCGGATAACAATGGCCTCTTCGTCTTCTTCAGGCATGTCCGTGACATTCGCATAATTGATCACGCCACGCTTAGCCAAATTAGCTATCTCAGATGTAATAGCTGTCTCTGCCTTATCACCCACTTCAGCCGTAGCCGTTTGGCCTGCATGAAGCTTGTTAGCTGTATAAAGAAGCCTGTTTTTTAAGTCTGCTAGTGTTGCCATTAGTCACTCGCTTTTTTGCGTGTTTTAACTTGTTTGAAGTGTGAGTTGCCTTGTAACTTATCGAAGACTTCTTTGCTCACTTCCACCGCTTCGCCTTTCTTAAACTTCACGCCAAACTTAACTATCGTTTTGTCTTCCACGCCATCCCGACCATAAGGGCCAGAGTCGTTATCGTTTGGGTCGCCTATAAAAGTTAATTTCATTTATCCCCCTAAAGAAAGGGGAGCCGAAGCCCCCCTTAATGGCTAAGAGTCAGCCGCTGCGCCAAAGTAACCAGTAACAACGCCGTGATCTTTAAGATCAGCCGTATCACTAGCACCCGAACCAAAGACAATCTTCTCAATGCCTCGGATTTCTTCTACAGCACAACCAACCTTATCGCCGTAGTCGAACTCTTCAGTCTTAGAAGTAGTCTTCTTAGCCCATGCAAGGCCGATAGCCTGAGCACCACAAAGGTAAGCAGGTGATACTGCCGCAGATGTAGCACCAACCGTACCTAGCGAATCAATATCAGGGATTTCCTTGATAATCACTCCGTCATAGATCAAGTCGCCGCCAGTGAATAGCGGGTTACTTGCTCCGCGAGCCGCTGCTTCACGGTTAGCCGCTACAATAGTCGTATCAGCTTTAAGGTCACGCATACCACGCGAATCTACATAAAGAACGTACCAACGCTCATCTTCTGTAGTACGGATAGGGCGAATCTTAGGTGATGCGGTTTGCGCCATACGCTTCATTAGCTGAACAGAAGCAGCGTCTAACGTCATCGCCGCCGTAACTGTTGCCAAGTCTGCTGAATGGTCTGTGTAGCCACCATTGCCAAGCGCATTACCGAACAACACTCGGTCAGAGTTATCTACTAACCAAGCGTCCTTAGCGCCTTCACTTGCTGAGCCGTAAGCTGTGCCGTTGATCATGCCAAGAGCCGTAATAATGTCATTACGAGTCTTCTCCATAATCCAGTCTTTAAGCACTTCTTTAGCACCCATACGAAGAGAGATAGCAGAGTATTGCTCGTCTACTTCTGCAACTCGTACGCCGTTACGGATTTTATCAACCGTAAGCTTGAACGAACGAGACAACATGTCTTCTTCGTTGCCTTCAAGTGTTGAACTACCCGTTACGCCTGCGCCAGAAAGCGCGTTGATTAGAGAGTAAGTGACGCTATCGCCTTTCTTCTTCTCTAGGTCTGTTTTAAGTTGGATAATGTTGTTTGGCGAAGTACCCATCTCACGCTTAAAGCGGTTTTCTTCTAGGTACTCTTTGAAAAAATTATCATCCCATTGTTGGACTGTTAAGCCCGTTGCTACTGTTGAATCAGTCATTTTGAAATCCTCAGATTATCGGTTAAAGGTTGTTTCGAGCGGGTCAGCAACGCTTAATACTTCTCGGTTGCCGCCTTGTGCTCTTTGTTTCGCTAGTGAAGGAGTTAGTGACTGCTCTTTGGCCATCTCAGCCTCAAGCTTGCCTTCAAGCTCTGCGCGTATCTCTTCGCGTAACTTCGCTTCAAGTTCTGCTCGTGTTTTGGCCTCAAACTCATCTACGTTCTGAAGTTGCTCTAGCTTTTCAGCCTTCTTAACTGTGTCGTAAACAAATTTGGCGGGTAAACGAGTGCTGTGCATCTCTTGAATCAATGCAGGGTTTTCGTTTGCCATCGCGATAAACTTAGCTTCCGCTTCGTCATAATCTTGATGGCTCATGCGCATTACTTCTTGGGATAACTCAACACGATCTTGTAGCCGCGCTTTCTCTACTTGGCTCATAACGTGACTCACAAAACCATTTGTATCGTCCAATGGGTCGGGAGTCTCAGCAGGGGTTTGCTTTTCCGCTAATTGCTGTTTGAGTTGCGCTAGTTCACGCTCGTAAGCCTGCCGCTTCTCTCTTTCATCTAGCAGTGCCGCAATGGGCACTTCGCCAGTCTTTTCAGGTTTATCCGGCTCCGTTGTCGAGCCTTGTGGTTCTTCCTGTTCCGTTTCGGGTTCCGCTACTTCGGGGGCTTCTGCCGTCTCCTCTGTAGTCTCTTCCGTCACCTCTCCAGGCGCTTCCACTTCAACCGTTGATTCGATAAATTCCGCTAGTTCTGACATTTTTTACTCACCTTCGACCAAACTGTGTCGTCCAGATTTCGACCAAAAACGTGTCGTCCGTTTGCCTGATTTCAGGCGTAAAAAAGGCCACCTAAGTGACCTTTAAATTCTGTTTGTTGTTATCTATCTCGCGCTTTTTCGTAAGCGCCTGAAGCTATCCACTCTCTCTGCATCTCAGCAGGATGAATGCCTTTATCTCTTAGCTGCAAATAATCCTCATAAGGTAAATCTATCGCCTTAACCTTGCGCCCCTCTTTGGCTGCTAACTTGGCTCTATGATGGCCGTCTAGGATTTTAACCCTACCCTCGTCTACTACCGTAAGGATGGGCTTATTAGCATCTCCCTTATAGCCGCCCGACAAATCTTTGCCATCTAATTCAGTAGCAACTAATTCAGCAGGGTCATATTCCTTTAGGAAGCCATTATTAGATTGCATCACCCCATTACCACGCCTTACTATCAACTCATCCTCTGGCACATCGAGTGTTTTCCAAGGCGGTGTTGCGCGTCTTTGCTCTGGCGTGTAGTCGAGTCTTGTTTGTACGTTACGTGCTTCTGCTTCGCCTGCTAAGCGTTCGTATCTATAAAACGAGTCCATAGAGTCAGCCTGCTTGATTAGCGCCTCAGCCATTCCATTGATTGAGCCTAGCCGTATTTTATTCGTGTCAGCAACGGCTTTAGCCTCTCTATAAATACTTAGAGCCTCCTTAACTTCATCAGGGTTTAGCATCTTCTTAATTTCGCTAACCTTGCCGCTATCCCCTAACAGTGCTGCGTTTGCCATATCAAGGATACTGCGATTCTTTTTAGTTGCCTCTAGGCTTATCTCTGAGAGTTTTGTAGCATCCTTATATAACGGCTCTCTAACGCTATATGGTATTTCTGCTGTGCCTAAGTTGCCACCTCTAGCAAAGCCCTCACGTTCTTGTATGGCGTGTTGTAGTTCGTGAAGTGCTACGCTTTTAGCGTCATTTCCAGTCAAATCGTCAGATAACTCTATAAATTCGCCTTTAGGGTTTATGCCTTCAGATAGACTTGCAGACTGCCCATAACTGCCGCCCTTTGTTGTCTTTCCGTCAACTTGGAGCCTTATATTATCCAAATCGTCATAAGCTGAATCTTGGTAGCCAAGAAGCCGCCTGTGTTCTATGCTCTCACCAATGAAAGGGAACCGCTCAGAGTATGGCGCTCCGCGCTTTTGGGCTTCAAGTGAAGGAGTCATATCAAAGCCTGCCCCGCTATCATCAATCTCAAACTTCCACTTACCATCTACATCTTCAAACCAACCAGTCTTAGACCAAATCTCATCACGACTTACACCACGATTCGCTAATTCTTGCGCTGCTTCCATCTGCTTTAGGTCTGCACCCTTAGCCTTAACGCCTGCGAATATACCTCTTTGCTTGCCACCAAACTGAGAGCCTTGCTTGCCAATATCGCCCATCTCGTAAGCTGTTCGACCCTTAGACGCATATCTAGCCCCTTTCAGCCCTAAAGCCTCTAAAACCATAGTAGGAATAGAGTACGCTGCTGCGCCAAATAGGGGGCTTCCTGTTGCGTCATACGCTGCATCGCCTAAATACTCAGAAGCACCGATAAAAGCATCACCGACAGGCTGCATAAACTCGCCTAAGTCTTGTAGTGACTCGATGCCCTGCTTAGTCCTAGGCTGATACGTCATAGCCTCCTGAGTGTTAGCGATTGCTCTAGCTGAAGCATCAGCACCATACGGCAAAGCCGCCAAGCCCATAAGACCAGATACAGGCTCTGCAAAGGCCGCTGAACCCATCGTAAGGATAGGCTCAACATAGCCCCAAAGCCCTCTGCGCTCTAGCTCTTTTTGGGCATCCTCTCGTGTAAATCTGCCGCGCTTCCTATCCACCCGCTGCAATCCTTATCAACTCTTCGTTTGAAAGGTTTTCAATGCCACTCAGCCGCTCTTGAGCAGAAGCGTACTCATCAGCAGTTTCAGCGTGGATTTTGCTAATTTCTGCTTTCGTTTTCTCACCCTCAAGCTGCTTCGCCATTAGCTCTAATTGCATAGCCATGTCCTGCATCTGTTTTTGTTGTGCGATGGCTTGCTGCTGTTCAGGTGTTGAGCCGTTCATCTTCTCAAGAATGCGATTCTTATTTCTTAATGAGGATGATTCAATGATCATCTCAAACGGTATCGCTTGAGGGTTAGCCTGGTACATATTCGCCAATAACTCGAACTGCTCAGCCTCGATATTCACCGTATCAGGGACAGACTCTAGAATGATATCCACGTCCATCTCAGTGACTGGATTCTCTACCTCTGCCACTTGGTTTAAGCGCGGGTCTTGAGTCGCCATAAGCTGCTGTAGCATGGCCGTAGCTTGCTGCTTCTCTTGCGGATTAGCCTTGTCATCCTGCGCGATGTTTTGAAGCTGCTGGCCTAATGTAATCGGCTTATTAAGGCCAACGAACTTAAGATTCTTTTCATCGTCCGTAACACGAATCCACTTTTCCTCAGTCCAATACTGCTTAATGCGCATCCACATTTGTCTATACATGCGCTTTTCCCAATCTCTTAGACCATCGAGAATAGGTGCCAGCTCAACCGTTCCTGCTTGCTGTCTAACCTGTAGTGCTCGACCTGATAGATTGCGTTCTTCTTTACCCGTAACAGAAGCATTCGCCCCTATATTGTCAATCTCGCCTTTAGACTCTTGCAGTAAGCTGAATTGTCCCGATGTTAAGTCGGTGTTATCCATTCGCTCAAAGCGTAAACCCTGTCTCACGGTTATATGGCCATCAGGCTTGGCCATTTCTCGCTTCATGCGGTTTACATTTTCAACCGCGCCCTCTTCGCCTACTGTTTGACGACTGTTTAACAGGTGCAGAGCTTTTGACCTACGCTTGTTAATTTCATCCTGAATCGGAATCATTGGTCTAGTAGGGCTGTAGCGATTGTTGTCTCTGTCTATGAATGCTGATTGCATCTCGATAGGATTAGTTGGAGTATCTTCATCGTCTAGGTATGGAGATTCACGAGGGTCTACAACAAAGCCCGAACCTGTAAAGACTGCATGCTTCCAACCGCCATCCATGTAGAAGATTTCAATAACCTTTACACGCTTACGCTTCTGGTCATAAAACACATTGCGAGGCTTATCATCGTATGTGTCGCCTGCTGCGTCTTCCATCTCACGACCATCTAAGAACTCTTCTTTACCCTTAAACATTTCTTGAGCAATTGATTCTTCCATCCAGATAGCCTGCCCCATAAAGAGAGCGTCTTTGCCATCCTTGCGAGTCGAGTGTGTATCTATAAAGAATCTGTCCCAAGGAATAGAGCGGGGGCAAACCTCGAAACCGCGCTTAGTCTTTTCAACCTCAACAATCGCTGCCGCCGTACCTTCAATAAAGATATTCTCAGCCGCTTGGGTTTTAATCTGGTCGAAGTCTTTGTTATCCGCTACATAACGGAGTGAATCAGTCGCCGCCTCTGCCCCTTGCTCATCGTTTGGCGTTCTTGGAAAAGCCTTGATATCTGTGCGTGAACGAATCTCTAGCCCTAGCATAGAATCAATCTTAGGCTTGATGCGATTAGAAACGACTGGCGGCTGTCCTCGCTTCTTTAACTCTCTTAGCTCTGCTTCTGTTAACTGCTTGCCATCGTAATAATCACGGTCACGCTCACACAACGCACGATTGCTCTGCGTATGCTCAAGGGTATCTAAATACCACTGTTTTACATCTTCATGTGATTTCATTATGCGAGTTTCCAGTTATCTTCGTCTTCATCATCGTTAAAAACAGAGTCCCAACGATCACGCTTTTTAATCTCGTTTTGCTGTTGAGGCGAGGCCGCCCATATATCTGCAATCATTCGTGCAAACAGCGAGCAAACATCAACCTTGTCATCAAACTTAGCTAGCGGGAATCTACACAACTGGCTAAGCAGCTCTGTTGACCACTCTTTATTAACAGGCAAGTAAACGCGCCCTGCTTCAACTAATGCTTGGAATGATCGTGCGTTAGCTTCCTTGTTGTTCTTAGCGTGTGAGAGCCATTCTAATGACGTGTAAACGTGCCTTTCTCTCATCCGTTTGGTAAGCCAAGGCTCAACCGCTGACTTAATAGGGCCAGTCTCACCCGCCCATTTAAGCGGCCTATATTGCTGCGCTAAATCAAGCTGTGTTTCTACCCAGACATCTGACTTAGTTTTGCCTGACCACCAATCAACAATGTAAATATTGCCATCAGGGTCTATGCCGAATATCCCATGCTCTGTAAAGTCGCCGCCGCCCTCTGTTACTGCGTAATCAGATGCGCCATAGAAGTTAAGATGCTTAGGCTCGTGCTCATACCAATTAAACGAGTCTTTAACAAAGAATATGCCCTCGTCTGGTATTGGTTGCTGTAAGTACTGACCACTAAACGTATAACGGTCAGCCTTTTCCATAATGGCTAGTTCTTCTTCTGTGTGCTTTGCAGGCCACAAAGCTGAGCCATCATCATTCCTTGCTGAAATATTCAGGTGATGCCATTTCTCACCCGTTCCACCATCTAAGAGGAAGCCGCTCATGTCCTCTTCGTGTATGCGCTGCATGATCACAATGATAGGCGTGTCACGACTGTTTAAGCGACTCTTGATGGTTGTGTTCATTCTGTTATTGATTGCTGCTCGTTTAGCTTCTGAGTCAGCATCATCAGGCTTTAAAGGGTCATCTATAATGATTGCGCCTGAGAACTCTTTGCTATTCGTGCTACCTGCACCGAAACCAGTTACCGCACCACCTGCTGACGTTGCATAAACACCGCCTGCCTGCCCTGTGTACCATTTCTTTTTAGACTTTGAATCAGCCTTAAGCTCTAACGGCCAAAGCGCCTGAAACTCATCAGACTGCACCAGCTCTTTCACTTGTGAGGAGTTATCTAAAACAAGATCGTCTGAATAAGATAAGTGTATAAACTTTGATGCAGGGTTAATTGCTAGCCCATAAGCAATAAAGTTAATCACCGCTTCCTCTGTCTTTCCGTATCGAGGAGGCATATTTATAATGAGTCGCTTTATCTCACCGCTTACAACTTTGTGCAGAGTCTCAGCAATCTTTTCGTGATGGCTATTAACCATGAACTTATTGCCGTAACGCTTTTTAAAAAAGTACCGAGTAAAGAATAAAATGCTCTGCTCGCACTTATGTTTAGCGACTCGAAGCTCATTAACATTCATCTTCTAGCTTACTATCTAGCGCCTTTACCTCTTCTTCTGTCAGAGGCTTTAGCTCTCTTGTTTCTACTTCTGCATCTACTGTCATTTGACTTAAATCAGGTAGCGTTTTCTTAATCAGAATCTCAGCCGCTCGTATTTGCGTTGCATTCATCTCGACTTCGCCAAGTATATGATCTTGCAAGCGTTTTACGATCATAGTGGTTTGTATTCGCTTCCTTGTGTTCTCACTAAGTCCGACTCGATTTCTGGCAGCCATCTTAGTAATCCTTACTCGTACTATCAGGGTCTGTGACCTTAATCGAGATGTAAACTATATGCGCTGAACCCGCACTTTCACATAGCACCCTGATTAACTGCCTGCCCTCTTGGTTAGTCTCTATGTTAGCTGTCGCTTTACTTGATGCTAACGCCTCATCTGTTATTACTGCCGAGCCGCTGCTTACCGTCCACGTTGCACTTAATACTGTGCCTATGTCCTGCTCTACTTTCGTTAGATCAATCGAGAAAGGCTTTTCCTCTCCCTTAAACTGCCTAACGATATGCGGTTTATTGTTGCGACTGTAAGCAACGATGTTAGACATGAATCTGCACCGCTGTTGCTGTTGCGTCACCTGTGATTACAGGATTAACCTCACCGCTGATTTTGACGTTAAGCGCATCACTTGCTGATTTGCTTGTGCTTGGTACATCTACCCATGCCGTTGCAGCGCTATTGCGTGTTTGTAGCTTAAACGTGCCTGTAGTTGTTACTGTAACCGTTACGCTATATTCGCCATTCATCGCAACAGGTACGCCGTTGGAAAAAGTTATGTTCATATCAATTCACCATGTTTGAAACTATGTTTGAGACCATAGGAGTTACGATTGATGTTAGAGATGTAAGCCCTGTAGCCGCGCTTAGAGTAACTACAGCCTCAGTACCAATCGTTCCGTTAGCTTGGACAACTCTACGGCTTACGGTTATGTCTGTTACCCAATCACCGCTAACAGCTTCTGTTACCGTCCAGACACCTGTTGCTGCAACGCCTAGCGTGACACCTGAGTCTAGTGTGCTGGTAACGTCATACTCTAGGTCGTCACCCGTGATAGGCGTGTCACCCGTTACACCGAACAAGAGAGAGGCGTTAGTCGTTACAGGGTCTACTAGGTCAACTTTTGTATAGCCTGCTTGAATGGCTAGAGGGATGTTGCCTGTGGTTGCTGTTTCAAGGTCTACAGTAAGAGTCCAGTCATAACCAGTCGCATCAACCTGCTTGGTTAAGTCACCTACTGGAAACGTAAGCGTGTAAGGGTCTGCACCTGTCACACTTGAAGGCACTAGCGTGTCATTGCCGTTAGTAAGCGTTGTATTGCCTGTAGTTGGGGTTGTAGTTGGAGTTGAGCACACTACTTGAAAGTTAGTGTTACGCTGCATAGTAGCGTCTGTGGAGTCTACGGCTAGACCTGTTGGGCCTGCTGTGTACTCAAGAATAAAACCGTTTATATAGCCGTAAAACTCGCCTGTTGCTGTCTTCTGTACATCAATAACTAACTCACCGGCACTGTCAACTGTACCAGAGAATGATAAAGCTGTTGTAGGTGCTGATACAGCGCCAACTAAGTATTCTTGAGATGAACCCTCTACAGTAAATAGTACGTCCCTATCAGGGTCGTTTTGATGCCCTATTAGCTGTAATGTATAGCTTGCTCCTACAGGTAGGTTGCCTATAGTTAGCTGTGAACTTGTACCGTTACCTGTTCTCCAATGACCCCCTAGTACGTATTCAGGAAAGTCACCTGCATCTGCCGTAGCCCCACCACCAAAAAAGCCTGTTGAGGGGAAGACTGTAGTAACGTCAAGCGTTACGCCTGTACTTGCATTTGTATTATCAATTAAATCTGAGCTTATCTGAGCTATAGCGTTATTTTGAGTGTCATTAAATACGTTATAACTAAAAGGTGTGGCTTGCCCTGTCGAATTAGATGTAAAACATGCCGAAATAATAGTCATTAGTTAGCCCTCACAGAGTATCGAGTTGTGTTGTCTTCTAAGGTAATGTGATACCAAAGAGGGGTAGAAGGGTCGAATGGACCGTAATCAATATTAAAATCTAACTGGCCTGTAGCCCAATTTGCAGGAGTAACATGCTGTATATGTAAATCTGTACAGCTTGAGTAGGTAGCGTTATCGCCTAGCTCTACCCGCGCAGCAGCGTTCGTTCCCGTTGAAATGTAAACATCGTCAGACAGTATGACAACCCCGCCCTGAGTTGTTCTAGGTCTAACGTTGCCAGATACCCTAAACTCTGTCCATTGATAAGGCGCTGTCCCGTTGCCAAACACAACAGGAGTCGTACTGATTTCTGTGATAGCTTCTTGAGTGTTAGCAACCTGAAAATAGAAAACCCCCGCATCAACTTCTGGGACAGCCCCCGCTTTAAAATATGTGCTGAATCGGTGCCATTGGCCCCACTTCCACCAAGTAGGGCTTTTGCCTGAGTTGTAGAAAGCAGGATTCAAATCATTGCCTGCAACCTGCCATATTCCTGAACCAGTGTGCGTAGGCAGACAAACATCATTTGCATCTACTGTAGCACCGTCCGTGAGCCACCCAACTTTCCAAGATGAATCGAACGAGTAGTCTGCGTCTGTACCACTATTCCCACCGTCATTGCCCGGAAAGGTAGCACCCGAAGGTATTTTTGCAGCATGAGAGATAAACACCTCTGTTGTCGCAGCAAAATTATACTCTAATGATGTTGCATTCCACGAGTTTGTTGCTGTTTCTTTGAACAGCGATGCAGCAAAGTTACCAGAACGGCTATCAGAAACTCTAGTAGCTCTTACTGCATGACCCATTACAGTATCGTCAAATATAGTATTTGCTAGGTCTACATCTGACCCTAGAGCCCCGTTAGCATACGATTCGTAAACTACATTGGTCGGCCCTGTTCCGAACGGATTAGTGCCATCTGTAGTAACGGATATGCTAGAGCCTTGGGCAATGCCACTAGGAGCAGACCAACCTAAAGCTGCATCACCACCACTTGTACCACCGTTTGGCTTATCACCAACGTAATCATTACCAACCTTCACCCAATCATTACCCACGGCAATGCTTTGGGTTGTCATATCTACAGCCATTACGCTAAACCCTTAATTACTTGCTCAAGAATAAAGCCGATGAATACACCCGCAATGAAGCAAGCTAGCAACTTGTCTAAATAATTTAATTGCAGTCGTTTAAGCATTTGCATAAATACCGATTGTTATTGCGTTCAATTTGCTCGATTACAGCTTGAGGCGCGGCTAGATAATTACGGACAGGAATATAAGTCTGACAGTACGTATTAATCGTTGAACTTGTCTCGAACATGCTGCACCCGCTCATAGTCAGACATAAGATCATCAGACTCAGCGTCTTCAGCCAGTGAGTCGTAATATTCTTGCAGCTCATTGTTAGCATCTCTTATGCGATCTTCAAAATTGGCCTTAATCACGCGATAGAAGAAGAAAATAATAACGAGCGCGAAAATGACCCATTCCATTACTTAGGCTTCTTTAGTTCTGCGATGGCTTCAATGTACTTGTGAATCTTGCCAAGTATTTCATCGTCTTTCTTCGTCTTAGTAATCTTTGCGATTACCGTAGCGCCTGCAACGATCATTGATAGACCTGTCACGACTGCCCAAAATAAATCTATGTATTGCTCCATCATTTCTTACCCCTGCCGTATTTCATTTTGAACCAGACGTTAAACCCGAATGTTGCAGCACCCAAAACCATGCCTACAACCACGCCCCACTCATTTACTGTTAGCCCGCTATAAATAGTGACTCCACTAGCCGCATATGCGCCCTTTGTCGCGACACCTTCTACGGATTCGATTATCTGCTGATCTTCAAGAGATGCCTGAAGACGCATTAATAATTTGTGGAGCATCTCCATTGCAATTCCTTAGTAATATCGCTCGTCTAGCTCGATGTGCGCACTGTCTTGAAAATTAGGCCAGAGATGACCGCAAACGATTTGTGTACCCTCTTCAATCGCAGCAGACATAAACGCCTGCACGATGGGACCGTAATATTTGTTCTGCCAAGTAATCCTGCCGTTGAACCATGCAACAACATCAATCGCGTGACCGTAACCTGATTTTTGTATTAAGTGGTTTGAGTCTTCGCGAAAGCTTTTACCCTCTGCCATTAGCTCTAGCTGCCTTGATTGTGTCCGAACGCCGTCAGTGATGCCAAAGTCAATGCTTGACATTTTGATAGCCCGAAGCGCCACCCGTCTTAAATCAGGGTG